CCCGCGCGCGCGTACCCCTTCTTGCATATGCAAATACCTTGGGGCTAAAAAAGGGAAAAGGTAATAAGATACCTAAAACCTAACCTGGACACCCCTGTCCAAGTATGATAATGGGTCTGGCCAGTAATGTGTGTAGGGTTTAACTTATGCGAGAACATTGGAAGCGGGTTGTTGGATATGAGTACCTTTACGCTGTGTCAACCTTCGGCCAGGTCTTCTCATTCCGGGCCAACAGGGTATTAAAACCCTGGTGGAAGCACCGGTCAAAATCTCCTTCACACCAGTACCTGGCGGTTGAACTCTGGGTTAATGGGAAGGTAAAACAGGTTTATATTCATACGATTGTACTGACAGCGTTTCGTGGCCCCCGCCCCCCTTCTGGACAGAGCCGGCACCTGGACGGAGATCGAGCAAACAATCGCCTCGATAACCTTAAATGGGGCACCTACCTGGAAAACCGTGCCGACAAGATCAAGCACGGCAAGGCGCATAAGTTGACAGTCGAGCAGATCAACCGCATCCGTACTTCAAGTAAGTCCCTGCGGGCCATGGCCGCGGAGATCGGCTGTTCCAAGTCGAACGTGTGGTTTATCAGGCGCTACAGTACCTGGGCGGATATTTGACTTTTCGCCCCCTGCAGGTCAAGGATGCCGCTCTTGTCGACATTGTCCTTACGGATGGCGTCTTCATTGCTAGGGTTTCCAACTTGAGGCCGGCCGGGTAGTCTCCACTCCCCGCCGGCCTTTTTTCTTTTCGCCGCGGCCTACCTGATGTATGGCTGGCTGATGGCTGGCCTACTACCCATGGAATTGGTTGCGGTACGCCTCGCCGACGAGGGGGTGCCGTTACGGGCTATCGCCAGGGCCACCCACATTCCCTCCGCGGAGCTTCGCGATCGGTTCCGGGACGCTAAGGAAGAGGGCCAGCTGGTCGACCTCCCCAAGGAGGACTGGCCACCGGGCTTCCCCAGGGACCAGCGGGCACTGCAGCTCTCAAGGATGGTGACCCAGAATCCCGAAGCCATGACGCTGGCCCTGCACCAGCTGTTCCAGCTGACGCCGACCGAAATCGGCCTGATCATGTTGCTGCTGCAGCATACGACCGTTCCAAAGGAACGGTTCAACATGGTCCATCGAACGATAGATGTGCACATGTGCCGGATCCGGCACCGCCTGGAGCCGTTCGGCATTGCCATCACCACCCTTTGGGGTCATGGTTACCAGATAGACGCCGATTCAAGGCGCCGGATCATGGACCTGATACTCAAGGCAGTGGAGCAAGGCGATGAAATCCCTTAAAGAGAAGCTCGAAGCGCAGTGGAACAAGCCTGGCGTGGCGTTCTCTTTGCGACCGGCGTGCTGGACCTTCGAGAGCGGCCGGCTAGTGCCCGATGATGTGCCGAACGTCCCTGACGAGGACGACAGTGGTCCATTTTACCCCAGACCAGCCCGCTAGTCCCAGTCCCGCGATCCGCTTGATGTCGGAGAACCACGGCTCTTCCTTCCAGCGAAGGGGGGAGTTGGGGTCGACCACGAAGCACACCCATACCCCATCGTCGCCAACCCTGTGGTCGACGACGATCCGTGCCGTCTTCGGAAACCAGTGGTCCTCGAAATGCTCGTCCTTGAGCCACTGGCAGCTGAAGTCGCGGCAGCGTTGCGGCCGATCGGCATAGATCCCGCACCCCTTGCTCTTCAGGCAATGCGGACACCAGGCATGGTCTTCCTTGATCTCGGGAACGCCCATTACCCGGCAGCAGAGCGTGCAAGTTCCACATTCTCTAGGCATTCGCACCGCTCGATGTCGGGGACTTTCTCGCACCCCAGCATGGTGCAAATTGGCATGCCGGCAACCCGCCACTCCTGTACTTTAGGACAATCCGGCCGGTGCAGAACCATGGTGTCGTTGAATGGCCCGGCGGTGATCGAGAAGTCATACTCATGTGACATCATCACACTCCCTCGCCCATAACACCCCGTCCCGCCACTCGTAGTCCCAGCCATCCATGGTCGGACCAGGGCAGGGGCACTCGGTGTAGTCCTCGCCGCACAGCGAGCAGCAATCGTCCTCGCCGACGTCGGCGGCGTAGGACACCTGCATCCACTTGGTCATTTGCCGCGCTGAGAATTTGTCGTCGCCGCCTTGACCGCCCACATCGCGGCTTCCTCATAGGCGGTCTGGGCCAGGCTCGCGAGCCTGGGGTCCAAGGGTTTCAAGTCTTCACAGAGATCAATCAGATCGGCGGTGTACCGCTTGATCTTGTCGACCATGTTGTCTTTTGACGGGTTGAAGCTCTCGCGCACCCGGTTCGCGCCTACGCTCATGCCTTCGCTCATGGTCCATACCTCATGCTGTGTTCAAACGCTGATAGTCCGCAGACGCTGCATACCATGGTGCCGCCCCGGCCGTCCTCGAACTCCTGCCAGCCGGCCCAGACGTGCGGCTTGCCATCCCGGCACGCTTCTTCGTCGGCGCGGGCGTGGAAGGTGAATTCCGGTTTGTCTTCGCTCATTATGCGTGCCCTGCCTGATTACATGTCACCGTGAACTGGTACGGTCCCCACTCCTCGTAATTCCAACTCGCGCTGCTGATGTACTCGCAGCACTCGATGCACCAGTAGAGATCCCGCGGCTCCTCGCTACCATGCTGGGACCAGCAGCAGTGCAATGGCGGGCCGTACAGCAGCGTGCCGTTACATTCGCTACACCGGTTGGGATCTGTGCCCATCACGTCCACCCCATCGGTGTGATCTGTGCCGACGGCGCCCGCCGTGGCCGTGGCGTCAGTCTTCTGGCGAACTCGGTCATTAATCCCCCATGCACTACCAGCGCCATGTATTGCAGGCAGTCGGCGACATGGCTGAAGCCTTCGCGGTCGAACTTCTCGGGCACCGTGCGCAGGCCGCCGTCCTTGTGCTTCTTGTAGCGGTAGCCGCCGCTCATCGCCCGCACCAGCCAGGGGCAATTGGTGCCGTTGATCATGAGCGTTGGCCCGCCGTTGGTCTGGCGGCCCAGCAGGGCTTCGACCGCCCGGAGTCTGGGGTTGATGTCGTTGGTCGGTGCCGGGAACGCCGGGAAGCCCATTCGCTTCATGGCGTCGAAGCAGCTCTCTTCGCCCACCGTGCCCCGGTTGACACCGCTGGGATCTCCCACCACGATCACCTTGCTCATGATGTACTTTTCCATGAACAGCTTGGGCCTCAAATTCTCCTCGACGTGCTTCTCCAGCCCCATATTCGCCGCGGCAACCTCCTGATGGATGATCAGACGCCCCATGTGGTCGACCTGGCCGATCAGCGACCATGGGTTGCGGCCGAAATCCTGCCCTATAATCAGTGGGTAACCGGGGATAATCAGCGTCTCTGGGACTACATGAAACGATGGTTTGAATGTCGAGCGGAAGACGGCCTCGCCGGACGGGTCGTCGCCATATTGCGCGTAGACGTACCGCTTCACCCAGGGGTGGTCGGATCCGTACATCGACAGGAACTGCTCGTAGTACTTTCTACCCTGCGCCCGACGAAGTGGGTGATCAAAGGGAAGCGCCCGCGTCTCTTCGGTCTGCAGAAGGTAATTCAGGTTCTCGGCGCGAACGTCCATGCCCGACGGCTGGACGAATATCTGCCAGTTGGGCCGGGGTTCAGTCATGAACTTGTGCCAGTCGCTGAGTTCGACTGGCATGTTCGTGTCTGCAATTATCCCGTGCCAGGTGGGGACGCCGCGGTTGCCGCTGGGGTACCGGCCTATACGCCCGCTTATCGGCGCAAGCACATCGAAATTCATTTCAATCGCTTCCGAAAGCCATGCACCAGTCAGCTGCATCGAAAGCAGCCGTGCCTGGTCCTCGGAGTTCTCAAGCGGGATAAAGACTAACTCCGATTTGACATCGGAGAAGTCGAGGTAATAACAGTTCTCCGACACCCGCCACTCACCCAGGCCCTCGAACCATGATTGGGCGTCTTTCAATACGGTATCTTTCAATTGTTTCAACGTCTGCCGGACCACGGCCCATCGTGTATACCGATAGCCATCCGGTGCTTTTGCTTGAGCCATCGAGCGACGAAGTATTTCGATTAGACACGCAGTGGTTTTACCCGAACCAACTGGACCGGCCGCCACCCGGCCAAACGCCTCACTCTTCATGAACGAGGCCATCGTCGGCGGTGCGGTATAATTTACGGGCATAGATGTCGTCCTGTCAGCAACA